GTTCCCTTCGAAGCTTGAGATTGACAATTTTCTGCCGTGCTATAAAGGGAATGTCTGATGGACGATGTTTGTAAAGGATGTCATCTCGGAGAAGCTGCTCGGACGATGCACGTGAAACCGCGTGCTCACGGACTCCCGCACGATGCAGTAATGATTATCGGGGAAGCGCCGGGAAATTCTGAAGATGTTGAGGGGCACGCTTTTGTCGGACGCGCTGGAAAACTCCTAGACGAGTTTATCGAAGCAGCCGAACTTGAGCATTATTATATCACGAATATCGTGAAATGTTTTCCTGCAAAGGACGGGAAACCCCGCAAGCCGACAAAGAAGGAGATTGACCGATGCAAGTGCTTTCTTGCTGCCGAAATCGACAGTATTAAGCCGAAAGCTATCGTGACCCTCGGAAACAGCTCTACAGGAGCATTGACAGGGGAGTTTGCAGGGATATCTAAGACGTGCGGTAAGCCCCGTCATTTCAATTCTGAGCCACTTTTAGGGGGAGAGCATACATGTACCCTTATCCCATGCCTCCACCCCTCAGCGGTCCTCAGAAGCGGGAAAAATCCTGAGAAAGTACGTAAGTGCGTGGAGGCGCTGAGTTTAGCGCGTAAAATAGCGGAAAATTAAAGTTATTTTTTACTTGACAAATCCGAAATGTATGCTATCATACAAGCAGTCTATTTAGTATCGTGAGAGTGATGCATGAAGCGCGAAGAGCTTATCAAATTCTTGAATATATTGGGAGTAAAGTACCAATTACACGATTTTCGTAAACATCGTATCGAGAATATCGTGATAAGCTGTCCATTTGCTCATTGGAAACATAAGAACGGAGTGGATAAGAAGCTCGGTAACGCATCTATCCGTATTGAGGAGCCGCATTTATTTCATTGTTTTTCCTGCGAGACTGGCGGGGGTTCTTTGGGTTATATGGTCGCAGTTTTGAAGGAGCTTGGATTTCCTGAAGAGAAGTGCGATAAACTCGAAGAGATGCTTGACGAAGATGAGCGGGATTTTACGTGGGATGATGGGTTGTTCGGAGAAGGGGAGACACTAGAGTTTAATGTTGAGTGGATGGCGCGTTACACGCCTGCCAGTTCTCGCGTTTATGATTATCTCATATATCGCGGAATTGCAATTGATTGCATCGATAAGTTCGATATCCAACAGCACGGAGACTACCTTGTTTTACCAATGAAGGATTCATTGGGAAACATAGTCGGTGCTGCTAAGAGATTATTATCGACGGATAAAGATGACCGTCGAAAACGTTGGCTGTACGAGAAAGGAACTTGCGCAGAACTTTGTCTGTTTGGAGAGCAGTTTTTGAAAGGGGGTGATGATGTAGTGCTCGTCGAAGGACAGTTGGATGTTTTACACCTGGATGGATTCAAGGATGGGGTAAGACCGTTAGGAGCTAACGGAAGTTCAGTCAGCGAGTATCAAGTGGATATCCTCAAGAGAGTGAACAGTCTGACTACTATGGCGGACGGTGACGAAGGAGGAAAGAAGCTTGAGCGTTCCGTGAAGAAGTATCTGTATGACCATGTGCCGATGCTTTTTAAGTGCGAGTTGCCCGAAGGAAAAGACCCTTGCGATTTATCCAGAGAAGAGCTTGTCGAATTGTTCGACAACAGAACAGTGGTTCGAAGAGAACCGAAAAGCCGGACTAAAAAGAAAGTCCATAAGTAGCAACTCATTTTGAGTTAGCGTGATGTCTTACTAAGACAGAAAGGAACAAGTTATGGGAGACAAATGGTTTGATACCGGGATGCCGTCGTCGGAAGATTTCCCCTCATCAGGAGGGGGTGGAAGCGGATATGCGTGGTGGCAGAAGAAGGACAAGAATGATGAACCTGTCCCGAAGCGTTTCTGGATTCCGAAGGATGAGACGAAAGAGCTTTCTTTCGTTGATGACAAGTGCTTCAGAGTATTTGAGCATACCTATTGGATTGATGACAGTCCTGGACATGCGACTTGCATCGCAAGACGCGATGGTCGGGGGAATCCCAAAAAGGGAACATGCCCGTTGTGTGACGCGGGGAACAAAGCCTCGCATACCGGATTTTTCACCATTGTAGACCACACGGGCTACACAAACAAGGACGGAGACGAAGTAAAGGACATTGTCTGCCTCCTCCCCGCGAAGTACTACACTCTGGAGCTTCTGCGCGCAAAGCATAAGAAACTCAAGGGGATTGTAGGGAAGCGGTTCTCTGTCACGCGTACCGGAGCAAAGCAAGCGCCCGTAGTCGGGGATGATTGGGACTACGTTGAGAAAGAAGACGTGGACGATTATGATTCCATTGATTACGAAGAGATTCTCCAGCCTTATTCAAAGAGTGATATGAAGGAGATTGCTCACCTTGCGGAATGGCGTGGGAAGAAGCACGGAAAAAGCTCTTCCAGTGACGATGACAGTGATTTTTCAGATGAAGGAGATGTAGACTATGACGACGACCCCGGAGCCGTCCCTTTCTAAGTGCCTCGACTCCGTATCGTCGCGTGAACACGTAGTTTTCGATTTCGAGACTACCAGTCTTACTCCACGTACAGGGGAAATTAAAGGAGTCGCCATCTCAACTGTAGATGGCGACTTCTGGTTCCCCAAGGACGATGGGAAGCCTGTGCTTGAAGCAGTGTGCAAGCGAAAAGATGCGTGGTTGATAGCGCACAACATGGTATTCGATTATAAGTGGCTGAAGTACAAGTGGGGAATTGAACCCGATTGTCAGCTCGTATGTACCATGATTGCTGCGTGGCTACTGGACGAAAATTATAAGCAGTATTCGCTTGACCATTTGGTTAAGCGTTTTTTTGACCATGATATGATTCCGTATGAAGCTATTGCGGAGATGGAGGGAACGTTTTTTGAGGAGAGTGAGGAAGTACCTTCATTAGAAGAGTATGCGAAAGAGGACGGGCATTATACTTTTATGCTGTTCAAAGCTCTGATTAAAGAGATTGAAAATCAGAATTTACTGCGCGTTCTTCTTGAACTCGAGATGGATGTTGCGAGATATATCTCTGATATGGAGTATAACGGAATCAAAGTTGACCCGAAAGAACTCAGCGATTTCCGCATACGTGTTCGCGGAGATATTGAGAAAGTAACGAATCTCATTTATGAGACTGTCGGAAAGAAGTTTCTTTTGACCTCTTCTCAGCAAGTATCACAAGTATTGTTTAGCGATAAAAAGGAAGGAGGACTCGGATACCCCGTAGCGATTACTAAGGGGACTCGAGTAGACGAAATTACCCGGAAGGGGAAGAACGGATATTACGGGACCGGCGCAGCCGTACTGAAGAAGCTTGCGCGGGAAGTGAAGCGTAAGGATAGGATACCGGAGCTTCTTCTTCAGCATCGTGAGTTGACGAAGTTTATTGATTCGTTTGCAGAGCCGTTTATCCATTTTATCAAGGATTCTCCAGACGGACGGATACACCCATCATTTCATCAGGTTCGCACAGTTACGGGGCGGATGAGCGCATCCAACCCGAACTTGCAGCAGATGCCGACGCACGGGAATTTCCGGAATGTATTTGTTCCCGAGCCTGGGCGCCTATTTATCGGATTGGACTTTAGTCAGATTGAGCTTCGGATACTTGCGCATTTGAGTCGCGAGCCGAGGATGATTGAGGCGTTTAATAAGGGAGACGATATTCACGCAACTACTCAGAAGCTCCTGGAGACAGATGACCGCCGCCATGCGAAAGTCATTAACTTCGGGATTGTTTATGGGATGGGAGCAAATTCCCTTTCAGAACAAGCCGGGATATCCAAGACCAAAGCATACAAGTTTATTGACCAGTTCTTTGAGCAGTATGCGGGAATAAAGAAGTTCATGGACCATATGCGTGAGAAACTGTGGGATGAAAAGCCGTATAAGCTTATCAGCGGACGATTCAGACGAGTTCCGTATGACCGTTCTATGGACGATTATGAGCGTGAGCGCGCATTTCGCCAGTATTTTAATTCTGCGATTCAGGGCGGCGCCGCCGATATTATGGGAGTTGCTATTAAACGTGTTCGCGACTATTTGATGTCTCATCCGGAAATTGATTGCAAGCCCTTGATTCAAGTTCATGATGAGCTGTTATTTTCGATTGATGAGCGCCACCATCCGTTTCAGACGTATTGTGAAATAGCGAAATGTATGGAGGACGCAGTAAAGCTTCGCGTTCCTGTTGTAGTGGATGGATATATCGGTGACCGCTGGGTTAAAGCGATGACGTGCCCAGGAAAGTGCGGAGCACACGAGGATGATGAGATTGACGTGAGGGCGGATGTAGCGAAAGCGTGGGACCCGGACGATAAAGAAGAATATGTAGTTACGTCTTGTTGCGGAGCTAAGATTTGTTATGCCTAGTACAGATTTATTGAGAGTATTAGCAGAGAAACTGTACAGTGTCGATGCCATTAAGTTGTATATGCGTACTGCAAAGGAGATTGATAAGGAAACTGTGAAGAAGATTATACAATTCAATGACCAGTGTAAGCTTACTATCGCATATTTTCCTTTGAACGCAGCCGTACGAATTGATGACGTAGTTGAAATGCTCGTACTTATCGCTAATACTGAGCATGCTTTGTTGCCTTGTCGGAATGGTGAGAAATGAGTATACTGTCGAACTGGTATTATCTTGAGCGGGAGCGTCTGAAGGATTACGATGTTCTGAAGATAAAGAAGGAGCTTATTGAAAGTCCGAATAGTTTTGGACTGACGATAGCCGATAAAGAGAACATGGTTTTATATCGTGAGGATGGAAAGTACTTTCGAGTACCTCGTCAATACGGACTCGATACGTTTGGAGAGCCTGACGAGCGCGACCTTATTAAAGGGTGGGAGATTGATGTCGAGTTCGACGGGGAACTTGATGAAGACCGTAAGAATCAAGTGAGCCTGACCAGCGAGTTTTTGCGTAAAGCAGAGCAGACTGTCGGAGGGATACTCTGTTCGGGGCCCGGCACGGGAAAGACCGTGATGTCGTTATATTTGTTAGCCCAATTCAAAGTACACACACTCGTACTCGTGAATAAAGAGTTCATTATGCAGCAGTGGTTTGACCGGATACAGCAGTTCCTCAAGGGGAATTTCACTGTTGGGAAGATTCAGCAGGATAAGTGCGAGTACACCGAGGATATTGTTGTCGGGATGCTTCAGTCATTTAATGCGCGGAAGTATCCTGACCGCATGTATAAGTCATTTGGACTTGTCGTTACGGACGAGACGCATCACATCAGCGCGCCGACGTTTTTTGATGTGACTTCTCGATTCAATCCTGAGTTTATGATGGGGCTTACTGCGACACCGTATCGAGGAGACGGATTACATGGAGTATTCTTTAAGCATATCGGACCGATTCTTGCTGAGAATCGCGTTATGGATGTTGGAGGACTCGTGCATCAAATCGGAGTTACGGGGAGATTAGATGACCGTATATTTAGGAATCGTGCCGGCAAGTTCAACATCTCGCGGTGGATAAGTTCTATCGCCAAGATAAAACAGCGTACTGCGATTATTGCGAAGCATGCCGTAAAAATGAAGAAGAGTGGTCGTAAAGTTATGGTGCTGACGCACAGACTTAACCATGTATCCGAGATAATTGAGCAAGTAAAAGAATTAGGGGAGGAAGCGACCAAAACTGTCGGAGGAATGAACGCTGAAAAAGTATTCAAAGCGTTTTCAGACTATGACATTGTAGTCGGAACATATCAGTTCATCAGTGAAGCCGTGGACATTCCGGAATTAAACGGGATGATACTCGCTACGCCTCACTCGAACATCGAACAGGCGATAGGACGTTTGACGCGTACGACTGTTAAGAAGAAGCGCCCGATAGTGACTGAGATAGTCGATACCTGGAGCAACCGTGCACGCGGATATGCTCAGAAACATTTACGTATTTATAATAGACTTGGATTTGAGATAGCGGAAAGAAAATGAGCGATATGGCCCTGGAACTAGCACTTGGCGGTTGCAGGAGCAGGTTCGGTAAAAATAAAGCCAAAGTCGGAGCTTCTTATCAGCTATTCAAGAAGAACGGAGTCAAGGATATAAAGAAGTTTCTTCAGATTGTTATCCGCGAAGTACGTAAAGAAGATATCCCTTTTATAGACGACCGTATTCTAGTCGTGCGCAAAGGACACATGAAGGAAGATGGTCGGAAGATAGTCCGTTATGACATCGTTGCTGTTTACCCCTGGTTTAACAACGGGAGGTCATGATGAAACGCCATAAAAGTGGACGTAAGATGATGGAGGGATTCATCAGGACTATTAAAAAGCTTGATAAGAATACGCGTGGGATTTTTGACGAGCTGGATAAACGTCGTAAGAAGGGAGAGCTGCGCGTAACTATATCGCATGCTTTATGGAGTTCTATGCCTAAGCGGACCAAAGAGACTTTTATTCCATTATTTATGGTATACCTTATTGTGAAATATCCGCACCATAAAGCTATTGATAAACGTTCGTATGCGTTTGTCGGAGACGATGAGCACGGGAAGATATTTAGACTGCGTAATGACGCCGGACGGGGGTGGTTTAATAATGGCGTGGCATAGGAATAGTGACGAGCAGCAGTTTACGCATGCTGAAGTCGGCGCAATACTTGACCAGCTTGTAGACGCCATGCTCAAGAATAAGGTCGCGGTGATAAGCCAGAGCCTTCTTAAACGACTTCCGTTTACTGTTGACTCGTGGTTCCAGGATTATTTTACGAGTGTTATTAAGAGTAAGTATAAGGGAGACACCGAAGTTGCTGAAGCTCTGTGGAACTGCGCCATAGTTACTCAACATAATATGGGAAGTGGTGACCATAAGATAGCATTCAAGTCGCATGACCAAGCATACGTGTCCGATATGAAAGAAGTCCGGATACACTTTATTCCTCCGGGATATAATATGGGAGTTTGTAACGGATGGTTTAACAATGGCCTCCATTAAAACGACTATATGGACAAAAAAAGTTGTCAATATATTTGACGAATTTACGTCACGATTACGACAGGCTATAAAGCAGAACGTTTCTACAGTAAAGCTTATCGTGTCATACGAGGAGGCTAGCGATGTACCGGAAGCTGCGTGGGCGACTTTTCCGGAGCTAGCCAAGAAGTTCTATGCTCAGAAGTATAGTGAGCGCATTCCAGGAGAGTTTCAGCTATCAGTGACGCGTAGAGCTGATGTTGATGGCGTTATGTTGGTTGGAAGTGACGTTTCGTTCCAACCGCTATTTCGTGAGTGGAAACCCAAAAAACGGACAGTTCCGGTAGCGTGGTTTAACAACTGCAAATGAAACTTTTTTTATTTTTGTGTTGACATATCAGAAGTATATGATATAATATAAGTAGCTATATTCGGAGAGTGAATATGTCCGCTTGGATACATTTTGAAGAAGAAGGATTAATGCTCAATCTTGAGCAGGCGACTAAGATTCAGATTCCCCCTGGGGAGGAAGTGATTCTTATTGAGTATGGTGACAACAATGTTACTGAGCTTTCGCGTGAGGAGGGGAGCAAAGAAGCCTTCGATGCGTTCAGCAATGCTATTAAGAAGTGGGTAGAAAAGAATCATATTGGAATAGATGGTTCTTTAGAATCTGGAGCGTGAGTCTGCTGTTACCGCCGCTCTAGTTTTCTATTTTAATGGAGAGTGAGAATGCAGTTTATCAATATGAAGTCAATCCG